ACATGGAAAAAGAAATGTCTGAAGAAGAAATGAAAGACATGGAAAAAGAAATGTCTGAAGAAAAAGACATGAAGCATGATGAAATGTCTGAAGAAGACATGGAAAAAGAAATGTCTGAAGAAGAGAAAAAAGACATAGAAGATGCAACTAAAGCTATGCTTAATGGCGAAGAGCTTTCAGAATCATTCAAAGAAAAAGTATCTACAATATTTGAAGCATCTCTAAAAAGAGCAAGCAAAAATAAAATTTTAGCTGAGACAAAAAAGATTGAAGAATCTTTTGAGTCAAAATTAAATTCTTACAAAGAAGAGCTTTCTGAAAGTTTAGTAAATAAACTTGATGGATATCTTGATTATGTTGTTGAAGAGTGGATGAAGACTAATGAAGTTGCTTTAGAGTCATCTATTCGTTCTGATATAACAGAAAATTTCATTGTAGGATTGAGAAGTCTATTTGAGACACATTATATTGATGTTCCAGAAGATAAACTAGATGTTCTTTCTGAGCAATCTGCTAAAATTGAATCTCTAGAAGCTGAACTCAATGAAGAGATTAATAAGAATATTGAGCTAAAGAAAGAGAAAAATAATCTTAAAAAGAACGCTATAATCTCAGAAATTTCTGAAGGAATGAGTCGTAGCGAAGCAAGCAAGTTCTTTGAACTTTGCGAAGGCGTATCTTTTTCTGATGAGAAAAGTTTTGAAAACAAGCTAGTTGTTATCAAGGAAAATTATTTTCCCAATAGCAAAAAAGTAATTTCAAACCAAATGGATGATGTTCTTCTCACTGAAGGTGGAATACATCCTGAAACAACACCTGAAGTAATCACTGAGTTTGATACATATGCTAATATTATTAGCAAGATGATTAACTCGGAGAATGGAAGAAAATAAATATAAGAAATAAAGTTTTTTACTTTGTATAATTAAAGGAGAAATAAAAATGTATCTCACCGAAGAACTTGAAAAGAAGTGGTCAAAAGTTATTGACCACCCTGAGTTGCCAGAGGTTCGTGATGCCCACAAGAGAGCAGTTATGACTGTTCTTCTAGAGAATCAAATTGCTGAAACCCGCAAGATGATTTTTGAGGCTTCCCCAGCAAACTCTGGTCTTGCAACACCAAGCACAGTAGACGCTAACGCTAACATGCAGGGATATGATCCTGTACTGATTGGTCTTCTTCGTCGTGCTTTGCCAAATCTTATCGCTTTTGATATTTGCGGCGTTCAACCAATGAAGGCTCCTACTGGACTCATCTTCGCTATGAAGTCTCGTTACGGAACTCAAGGCGGAACAGAAGCTCTCTTCAACGAGGCTGATTCTGATTACGCTGGAACTGGAACTCATTCTACTTGGACACCTGGAGCTAATGATCCTTTCACTGGAGCTTTCTCTTCTGGTACTGGTCTTAACACACAAGATGGAGAAGCTAAGGGAACTGGTCTCAATAGCAATCCAGTAACAAACGCTGACGCTATTCCTGAGATGGCTTTCAGCATCGAGAAAGTTAGCGTAGAAGCTAAGACTCGTGCTTTGAAGGCTGAATACTCAATGGAACTTGCTCAGGATCTTAAGGCTGTTCACGGTCTTGATGCTGAGACAGAACTTGCTAACATCCTTTCGGCTGAGATTCTTGCAGAAATCAACCGTGAAGTTGTTCGTTCTGTATACAAGAGTGCTAAGGCTGGAGCTTCTTATGGCACAGCAGTAGCTGGAACTTTCGACCTTGATGTTGATTCTAACGGACGTTGGTCTGTAGAAAAGTACAAGGGTCTTATGGTTCAGATTGAGCGTGAAGCTAATGCAATCGCTAAAGAAACTCGTCGTGGACGTGGTAACATGCTCATCTGCGATAGCGATACAGCAAGTGCTTTGAGCGTAGCTGGTCTTCTTGATTCAAGTGCCGCACTCAAGGATTCTCTAAGTGTTGATGATACTGGAAACACATTCGTTGGTGTTCTTAACGGACGTTTCAAAGTATATATTGACCCATATGCACCACTCGGAGCTAACTTTTTCGTAGCTGGCTTCAAGGGAGCTAATCAGTATGATGCTGGATTGTTCTACTGCCCATACGTTCCTCTTCAGATGGTTCGTGCAGTTGATCAAGGTTCTTTCCAGCCTAAGGTAGGTTTCAAGACTCGTTACGGTCTTGTTTCTAACCCGTTCTCAACTGGTAGCGTTACTGCTGGTGCTGGACTAAATGATGGTGCTAACGTGTACTATCGTAAGGTCAAGGTTTCAAATCTTCTCTAATCTCAGAAAAGATATGAAGCTAAAAGAGGGGCATATGCCCCTCTTTTTTTATGCTAATTTCCATTAGAGAATTTTATAAAGTCTATTGCGTTCTTAATTAAGAACCCTCTAGTGTTTAGAGTTTTTATGATGCTGTCTAGAAGCTCTACTTTTTCTTTTTGTATTTGCAATTTTATTAATCTTTGAGCTAGATCTTTATCAGAGTCAATATAAACAGATAAGTCGCCTTTCAATATAAATTGAAATTGTTCCCATCCATATTGATTAAGCTCTTCTTGAGATAGTTTTCCAGTATAGTATTCATGCTTTAGTTTATAGAACTGTTTGTATTCAGAATCTTCAATTTTTAATTGCATCTTTTCTCTGAGAAAAATCTTGTAATATTTACTATGAAGTAGTGGGATTTTTATGCTCTCTTGGTCTAAAGATGTTCTATCTATATGGCAATCTTCTTGCCACATCAATTCAATTTCTTCTAGTTTCATAATATATTTACATTATTTGAAATGCGTGCCAAGAATTTTCATCTCCGCAAGCATAGTTATCATAAAGTAGTTCTTCAAGTTTTGTTGTGCCTTTTGATGTGTATACTACAGTCAAAATTGACATATGGTCTTTTGATTCTGATATATAGTTATCTAAAACAATGGAGTAAGCTAAGAGTCTATCAGCGGGAAAAAATATCATAACTTCATCATCATGTTCTAGTTGTTTAATCCATTGCGGAACATCTGAATTTAAGTCAGTATCGTAAATATTTTTAATATCACTCATCTTTGACATTCGACTCGCTATTGATGATAATTCTAGATAGCTCTGGATTATCCCAAAGAACAGTTTGTAATCCATTTGCTAGTTTAGTTACAACATCTTCTTCTATCTTGGGGCTGTCAAAATGAATATCAAAAACGTGAATTATCGCATGTAGAACTTCGTGAATTATGGTATTTACTATTTCTGGTCTCTTTTGAGTTGAATTATATTCAATTTTACAATTATCATAGTCGCAAGTTCCGTGGGCTTCATTAGCATTACTCCAAGTCTTATCTTTTGCTATCAGATCAAAATTTGAATAAGCAATTTTTATCTTTTTAGGAAAATTTTCTACCCGCGTCTTCTTTTTGGCTTTCATAATATTACCTTTTCTATCATTTAACTTTTTCTACAGTAAAGTAATCATAAGCAAATGTCACATCAGATGTCAAGTAATCAACCTCGGTATCTGTTGTGCTTAATGTAACACTACCCAGTGATATTGGATGAATGTCCACAAAGTTTATCATTAAATGTGGATTATTATGACTTGTGTTTATAGTTAGAGATGCTTGTCCATATAGATCTCCTATATCCCTAAATACACCTCTTTCTGGAATGGGGTCTCCATCTAAGTCTTTTAGTTTTGATTGTCTTAAATCTCCAAATTGCTTTTGTCGTTCTGGGAATCCAAGTGCTTGTATCCAAGAGAAAATTTCGTACCAATTATACATTCCCTCAGACAATTTAAATGTCACCTGTAAATTTGAGAAGTCTATGTGATCTCCATGTATTTTCATGGCAGAAAACGGAGTTCCAGTTTCAGCAGTAGATATGCTCATGTCTGGAATATTAACAGATTGAACATAAAAATCAAAATCTCGAAGTCGATCAATTTGAAAATTGAATTTTGATGGTGATTGAAAATTTCTATTTTTGACGTTGGTAAAAGCCATTATGCCTCCGAATATTATCTCAAATAGTATTTATCCAAAGACATAATGTAACTTTTATCATTTTTTTCTTTAGAAATTGTGTCTTGAAACAAAGTCGTTTAATATTGAAGCCTTTCTTACAATATCAAGTTCGGTTGGATATGAAGGCAGTTCAGGAAAACTAGGAAACTCAGTGCATCCTTGAGAGTTTTTCAACTCCCTCCAATATTCAATCGCAGCCTCTTTTTTCGCATAATATTCTTCCATCAGAAGATCTTTAGCCATCTGCAAAAGTTCAAAGCGAATTCTATATGGATTTATATCACTCATAATTTCTCCTATGTGATGTGTGTGTTAAATTTGCCACCATTTCAAGATAGCATCGCATTTAATTATATATCAATTCTCATGTAATGTCAAAAAATATTGCTTAAAATTAGTCATAAATAATTTAAGGTGAATTATTATGGAAAGAATTGTTGCATCAAAATTGAATGAAGTTTTTCTACAAATTTCTTGTGAATCTGGCATATCTAGAGAATTATCTGAATATTTCAGCTTTTATGTTCCTGGTTATCGTTTTATGCCCTCATACAAAATGCGTATGTGGGATGGAAAAATAAGACTCTTTAATCAGATGAACTATACTCTTTATGTGGGTCTGTTGCCCCAACTCTACGATTTTTGCGAATCTCGTGAATATGAGATTGTGCTTGATGAGTCTTTGAGTCATACAAATAATGATAACTTTTTGGAAAAAGATTGTCAAGATTTCTTAACATCTTTGAAGCTATCAGTATCACCAAGAGATTATCAATTACAAGCCATATTGCAAGCAATAAAAAAAGAGCGTACACTTCTTTTGTCTCCCACTGGTTCTGGTAAAAGTTTAATAATATATGCACTAACTAGATTTCATAACAAAAAAACTCTAATAATAGTTCCAACTGTTTCTCTAGTCCATCAAATGTTATCAGATTTTAGAGAGTATTCTGCTAAAGATTCTAATATTGATGTTGATAGTGTATATCATTGTATATATCAAGGTCAAGAAAAAAATACAAATAAAAAATTTATTATTTCAACTTGGCAAAGCATATTTAAGTTGCCAAAAAGTTGGTTTGAACAATTTGAAGTAGTTATAGGAGATGAAGTACACACATTTAAAGCTAAGTCTCTAATAAGTATAATGGAAAAGCTAACAAACGCAAGATATAGAATAGGAACTACAGGTACGCTTGATGAATCGCAGACTAACAAGCTAACTTTAGAGGGTCTTTTTGGAAAAACATTTTCTGTGACAACAACTAAAGATCTCATGGATAATAAGCATTTAGCAAAATTAACTATTGATTGTGTTATACTAAAATACGATGAAGAGACAGCTAAGGCGACTAAAGGAATCAGATACCATGATGAAATAAAATACTTAGTGCAAAATGAAAAGAGAAATATATTCATAAGAAACTTGGCAATATCAACAAAAGCAAACTGCTTAGTTCTTTTTCAGTTAGTCGAGCTTCATGGAAAAGTATTGTACAATCTAATCAAAGATAAGTTGCAGTCTACTAATCCAGATAGAAAAGTTTTTTTCGTGTCGGGAGAAACAGACTCTATCATAAGAGAGAATGTTCGTCAAATAGTTGAGAAAGAAAAAGATGCTATAATAGTTGCATCTAGTGGAGTATTTTCAACGGGAATCAATATAAGAAATTTGGAAAACATTATCTTTGCATCACCCACAAAATCTAGAATAAAAACGCTACAATCTATAGGAAGAACACTTCGCATAGGAGACTTATCAGATAAAGCTAAACTGTATGACATAGTGGATGATCTATCTTATAAGAAGCATAGAAATTTTGCAGTAAAGCATTTTCTAGAAAGAATTAAGATGTATGATGACCAAAAATTTGAATATAAAATACATAAAGTAAATATGAAGAAGTGAGTATAAAATATGGAACATGAAGGTAAACTAAGAATCGTTAAGCTATTGACTAATGAAGAAATTCTCGGAATAGTGTTTGATGGAAAAAATTACATCAATGAGAATAATACGATTTCTTCTGAAGATATGATTTTCATTAGAGAGCCTATGATGTTGAAGTCTGTATATCAAGATCTTGATGCATCATATTCATTTTTAGTTAGTCCATGGATCCCAGCTTCCGATTCTGCATTTTTTCCAATAGCTAAGAGAAACATACTTACGATAGTAGATGCCGCAAACGATATTGCCGAACAATATTACAATATGGTACTACTTAATAATGTTGATGGTGACATTCAATAAAAAGTGCTTTTTTTCGTTAATGATTTCAAGTATCTACAACGACAAAATTCAAAAAAATGGTGCTTTTAGTACAACTGTATGCGTTTGGTGCATTTAAATGCTTTATTTTTTTAAGTTCAATAAAATCAATATATTATAGATTTCGTTAAAGGCAAACTTTCGTTCAACATCTAAAACAATGTTTTAAAAAAACATTACTAAAAATATCAATACTTTGTTATCTAAGTTGAAATTATTTTCTACTTGCACTCTGGTTTTGAATTTTTTTTGTATACATAGGCTATGTACCACATTGAATCAAATATTATCTTTAATACTTATTATTGATCTCTACTAGAACTATACTATATATATCATTAGTATTGGTTATCAATTTCACATATTCATTTACTATGTGACAAACATAAAAAAATCTGTTACAAATTCTTTACACGATTGCTTTTATCTGATAGTGTTTAGTATACTATAAAGTTATCCCCTCAAATAAGATTTATGTTGTGAGAATTTCAAATGACAAAAAAGAAAAGTGAAAACTATGTAGACAATAAGAAACTCTTAGAGTCTATGAAAGAACATATTGAGTTATTCAATCAAAATGAAGAAGCGCCTAGAGTTTCTGAATACATAGGCGAGTGCATACAGAAAATATCTATAGGCTTAGCTAACAGACCAAACTTCATTAATTATCCTTTCAAAGAAGAAATGATAGCAGATGGAATAGAAAACTCTCTAAAGTATATAAACAATTTTGATCCAGAGAAAAGCTCTAATCCATTTGGATACTTTACTCAGATAATATACTATGCTTTTGTTAGAAGAATACAGAGAGAAAAACGGCATCTATATACTAAGTATAAACTTATCAATCAAAAAATAACTCATGAATATGCAGAAGTTGAAAATCTAAATGTGACAAAATATGGTTCTGATTATTCAGATGCAAATATGCATGAATTTATAACTAAGTTTGAAAGCACACAAGAAGACAGAAAGAGAAAAGTTAAGACATACTCAAAGAAGAAAAGTAGATGTTTTGATGACATTTTTGTCGGAGAAGATGATGAAGAATAAAACAATAAAGTGAACTTATGAAAATTGCCATAATAACAGATACTCACTGTGGCTCAGGAAATGATAATAAGCATTTGAATGAATACTTCTTGCAGTTTTATGAGAATGTGTTTTTTCCATATCTAGTTGATAGTGGAATAAAAACTGTTGTGCATCTAGGGGATGTATTTGATAGAAGAAAATACATAAACTTTAATACGCTTAATTTATGGAGAAGCAGGGTATTTGATAAGTTGAATTCAATTTGTGATAGAGTTGATATTCTTATCGGCAATCATGATACTTACTACAAACATACAAACAGTGTTAATAGTGTTATTGAGCTTTTGTCTATATATGACAATTTTAACTTTTATGAAAATTCAAAAGAAGTTTTTTTAGACAATGTTAAGACTCTTTATGTTCCCTGGATATGTTCTGATAATAGCGAACATTCTCTGAATATGATAAACGATAGTGATGCTAAATTGTGTATGGGTCACTTAGAGCTTGCTGGTTTTGAATTGTATGCAGGAAGAATTTCAGAATCTGGAATGAGTTCAAAACTATTTGATAAGTTTTTCATGACTCTATCTGGACACTATCATCAAAAAAGTTCAAAGAGTGATATTCATTATCTTGGTGCGCCTTATCCAATGATGTGGGGCGATTATAATTGCAGACGAGGATTTCATGTTTTGGATACAGAAACTCTCGATCTTACATTTATAAGAAATGAAAATGAAATGTTTCGCAAGCTAGAATATAATGATTCTAACGGAATTGACATAGAACAAATAATATCATCTGATTATTCCAGTTTATCTAACAAATTTGTTAAGATTATAGTTAAGAGTAAGTTGGACCCTTACGCATTTGATAAATTTTTCGAGTGCGTTCAATTAGCCAATCCTGCTGACTTGTCTGTGGTTGAAGCTATTTTTGATACTGATTCTGTTGAGTCTGTAGATGTTGATGAAACTAAAGATACTCTAACTATACTTAATGATTTTGTTGACATAATAAATGTTTCTAAAGAAGATGCTAATGGAAATGATTTGAAAAGTGAAAAGCTGAAAAGTGATGTTAAGAATAAAATTAGAGAAGTGTATTTTGATGCGCTTAGTTCTAATGAACATATTCAGAGTAATTCATAATGATTATATTCAAAAAGATTAGATGGAAAAATTTACTCTCTACTGGGAACAATTTTGTAGAAATAAATTTAAATGATGCTAGAAGCACGATTCTAATTGGAAAGTCTGGTAGTGGAAAAAGCACACTTCTTGATGCAATATCTTTTGCTTTATTCAACAAGCCGTTTAGAAACATAAACAAGAATCAGTTAGTAAATTCTATAAATCAAAAAGACTGTCTAGTTGAGATTGAGTTTACTATAGGGACAAAAAATTATCTAGTTCGCCGAGGAATAAAGCCATCAGTCTTTGAGATATATCAAGATGACAAACTAGTTGGCCAAGATTCACACAATAAAGACTATCAGCAGTTTTTAGAAAAGAGCGTTCTAAATTTTAACTTCAAGGCGTTTACTCAAATAGTAGTTCTTGGTGCAAGCAATTTCACTCCTTTCATGCAGTTGAAACCAGCGGACAGAAGAATCATAATAGAAAGTCTTCTTGATATAGAGATATTTTCTGTTATGAATTCTATAATAAAAAAGAAGCTATCTGAATTGAAAAGTGAATTGCTTGACATTGAAAACTCTATCATTATAGAGGCTGAAAAGAAAGACCTTCAAGAGCAGTATATAAAAGATGCTTCTGAAGATAGACAAAAAAAGATAACTGATAATCTCGCTATAATTAAAGATAATGAAAAGCAAATACTTCTTATAGAATCATCTATTGCAGAACTTAAAGGTGAGATTCAAACACTAAACGATAGCATTAGTTTCAAGTCTGAAGTTGAATCTAACATAAACAAAATTTCTAACATTGAACAGAAGTTAAAACAAAACATTTCTAATTTGAAAAAGAAAATGTCATTCTACAATGACAATAGTGCATGTCCAACTTGCAATCAAAAAATAGATGAAGATTTTAAAAGCGCAGAACTAAATGCATCAAGTAGTAAAATTGATGAATATAATCTAGCACTAGAAGACATAAAGAAAAGCCTAATAAAATTTAATTCCAGACTTAGTGATGCCGAAAGCATTGAATCTGAGATTAGAGATAAAGACTCTGATGTATCCAAGAAGTTGAATTCAATTTATGCCATAAAGAAATTCATAGAAAAAGTTAGATTAGATAATGATAAGCTAGAAAAAACTCAAACTGTTAAAGAAAAATATGCATCTAATCTTAATGATATTCAACAAAGGATAGAATCATTAGAAGAACAGAAAAAAGAATTGCTTTACTCTAAATCTTTGTATGACATATCTTCAACTATACTCAAAGATGATGGAGTAAAAGCAAAGATTATAAAGCAATATCTTCCTTTGATAAACAAGCACACAAATATCTTTCTAAACTCTATGAATTTCTTTGTAGTTTTCAACATTGATGAAGAGTTCAACGAGTCAATAAAATCTAGAGGAAGAGATGACTTTTCATATGAAAACTTTTCTGAAGGCGAAAAGCAAAGAATAGATCTGGCACTTCTTTTGACTTGGAGAACAATAGCTAAGATGAAGAATAGTATCAATACTAATCTTCTCATAATGGATGAAGTTCTTGATAGCTATCTTGATAACTCAGCAACGGAGAATGTTTTACAATTATTAAATTCGGAACTATTTGCAAACTCAAACATTTTTGTAATATCGCACAAAGAGACTATATCTGATAAGTTTAACAAAGTTTTGAGTTTTGCTAAGATAAAAAATTTCACATCTTTAGTCTAATTATGGAGAATACCGAACATGACAGAAGAATCTAAAAAAAGTTCTATAGTAGTAAATGCTTTCGATGAAAGTAGCGTGAAAAATTTTAAGAACGAGTTTGATGAGTTGAATCATAGCAATATACCCATCATACCTATTTTTATAGACAGCTATGGCGGAGAAGTATATTCACTTTTTGCTATGCTTGATATAATCAGTACAGCTACAAAACCTATAGCAACAATAGCTTTGGGAAAGGCTATGAGTTGTGGTGGAATACTATTAGCGTGTGGAAGTCCAGAATTTAGATTTGTTGGTCCATATTCTACTGTTATGATACATGATGCCGCCTCTATGTCTTTTGGAAAAATAGAAGAATTAAAAGCCGACGTTTTTGAAGCAGATAGACTTAATAAAAAAATGTATAGCATTTTGGATCAAAGATGTAATAAGAAAAAAGATTACTTTCAAAAATTACTGAGTGAGAGAAAACATGCCAACATATACTTGGATGCCAATGAAGTAATAAATCATGGTATTGCAGATCATGTTGGCATACCAGTAATTGAAACTTCATTTAATTTGAATGTAGTATCTCCTGAGCCTCAGAGGACTGAAGTTAAAAAAAGCAAAAATGTCAAAAAAAGAAAGACTAACAGTAAAAAAACTAAAAAAAAGTAGTATAATTAATATGTTATAGTTAAAGAAACTTCTTGTAATATGATTTTTGTTGTGCTATTGTTTAGACACGATAGAGATTCAACGCATCGTACAAGGAGAATAGAACTATGATTAGCAACACAAATATAGTTAGAGAATCTTTAGCTAAGTTACTTTCTAATGAGAATATTAGAATAACTCATTCGGCTAATGTAAGTACCGCGGGATTTGATGTTGTTAATCGAGAATTGATTCTTCCAGTATGGAAAGATACGGATCAATCTGTTTACACTCTTTTAATCACACATGAAGTTGGACATGCACTATATAGTCCATCGGATGAATTGAGAGAAGCTCTAAATGAAAACCGTAGACTGAAGCATATTCTTAATATAGTTGAGGATGTTAGAATTGAGAAGTTGATTCAGAAAAAATATCCTGGTACTAAGTTTCATTTTCGTAAAGGATACTTAAAACTTCTTAAAGACAATTTCTTCGGGACTAAAGATAAAACTCCAGATTCATATGGACTTTTAGATAGACTCAACATACATTTCAAAGTTGGAACTTTTGACTATTATTCTGTTCCGTTTTCTGAAGATGAATTGGTTTGGATTGATAAAATTTCAGCTTGTGATACTTTTTCGGATGTTTTTTCAGTTTCTAAAGAACTTTTAAATTTTCTAGATGAACAGAAATCTCAAGATAAAAATAATGAGAATGGTGATTCAAATTCTCAAGAAGAATCCAGTGACTATAATTCTTCTCAATCAGAAAGTGATATTGATTCAAGTGAATATCAAGATGGAAAAGATTCGCAAGAATTTGATTCCAATTCTAGTAGAACAGAAGAAGAATCTGAGTTAAACTCTTCAGGTATTTCTGAAGACTCAGAGATAAATGATTTGTTTGATGAATATTCTTGTGAGACCCAAAGCTCTTTTGATTCCTCTGTTAAAAAGAATATTGTGGATGAAAAGATTGAACATTATATTGAACTGCAAGAATTTTCAGAAAGTGCTTTTGACCAATTTTTAGTTAATTATCGCAATATACATAATTCAATAGATCTCTACTATGAAAATTTACGAAATAATTCATACTACAGTAAAGACTTTTCTAGAGATGCTTTTATCACAAAAGTTTCCGAGTTTAAGGCCAAACATTCATTTAGTGTAAACTCAATGGCCAATTTGTTCGAGATGAAAAAACGTGCATCTCTATATTCTAGATCTCTAACATCCAAAACTGGACAGTTAGATATGAATAGAATACATTCATATAGCTATAATGATGATATTTTCAAAAAGATAACTTCCATACCAGAAGGTAAGTCTCACGGAATAGTTATGTTTTTCGATATGAGTTCTAGCATGGATAGAATTTTATCTTCATGTTTAGAGCAGATTTTATTAGTAGCTATGTTTTGTAAAAAGATTAATATACCATTTGATGTATATGGCTTTTCAAATAATCAACAATATTATCATAATGCCAAAAATACTACAGTTGGTGATATTAAGATTGATGGCGATTTTACATTACGGCACTATCTGAGTAGTAGAATGACTAGCCATGAATATGAAAATGCGTTTTTAAATATTATTAGATTAGCTGAAGGGCACGATTATGGAGCCGTACCTCCATCTGAGAGACTCTGTGCAACCCCTCTAGTTCCTTGTATATTAGCATCTAAGAGTATTATAAGCAGATTTAGAAGTAGTAACTCTTTAGATATTGTTAATGCTTTATTCATAACTGATGGTGAAGACAACCACTATGTATATGATAAAAATAATATTATTGATCAACATATTCATAAGGGTAATATTAAATGCGTTATTAGAACAAAAGCTGGAAAAGATCATCTAGTATTTGATTCATATTGGTCATTTAGGAGGCACACTTCTGAGAATCTTCTCAAAATGGTAAAGTCTGAAACTGGCGCCAACATGATTTCGTTCTATTTAGATTCAAGTATCGAAAATGCATGTAGGAAGTTGAGCATACCGATATCAGAATATTCTAAAGTTTCTTTAAAGAAAGATGGCTTTTTAGAGACTAAATCCCATGCAGGATACGATGCTCTTTATGTAATCAAAACTAGTAGATTGAAACTGGATAATTCAGAAAGATATGCTGATGCTGAATATTCTGATTCTGAAGACATTAAGACTGTTAAGAAAAATGTTCGAGCTATAGCTAGAAAGTTTAATAAATATATGAACAACAGCACCCACAATAAAGTATTTCTAAATAAATTTATGGAGCAAATTTCATGAGGACTTTTACTGAATCTGTATTGCACGAAGCCGCATCAAAAAGTTTATCCAGAGTTTTACAACATACTCAAGAATCTAATGTTGGGATAATTACGGCGCATAGAGGTGAGTTTGATAAAAAAGCAAACGAAGCTAGAAATGCAAAGTTGGCTCAAGAGATTCGCTCAAATGGATTTGGCTACTTTAGTGTTACTGGATTTTATATTGAAAATCTTGGAAAAAAAGATGAGACTAAAGTTCAAGAGAAGTCATTTTTCGTAACATCCTCTCCATCTGATTCTGGAAAACTAAAAAAGTTTTTAGTTTCAATGGGCAAAAAGTATAATCAAGATTCAGTCTTCTATAAAGATGTTGAAAGCGAGGAAGGATCTCTAATTGGAACCGCTTCTGGAAGATGGCCAGGACTTGGAACAGAAGTTAATGTTGGCAAATTCAATGCTCAGAGAATAGGAGCTTTTTACACAAAGCTGAAAGGTAATAGAACATTCACTTTTGAATCTGTTGATTTCCAAGAAAATCTAATGAGCAGAGGATACAGAGAGCTTTTAGATAAAAAGTCAATGTAAAAATTTGACATCCATCTGTATCTTATTATATTATTATCATGATGATTATGTGGAGAATATGTGATGAGTGATTCTGTTAAAGTCAAAGAAAGCGCAAAGTTTGATCCGCTAATAGGAAAGAAAGTTAAAAAAACAAGTTCTGCATCTTTAGCTGATATAATAGAATTTGATGATGAAGAAAAAAAAGTTGCAATTCTGGATGATGAATCTGAGTGGAAAAAGTATTGGAAAGGCATGCCTGATTTTGAGCAGGAAGATAATCCAACATACAAAACCATATATGTCCATTTTAGATGTGAAGAAGATTATGAAGAATTTTCAAAACTTATTCAACAAAAACTAACTCTAAAAACAAAGTCAATTTGGCATCCAAAATTAGATAGAACGAAAAACTCTCTTTTACGTTGGATTGAAGAAGATGACGATTGATAAGATATTCATTCCAACAGTACACAGAACTGATTCTCAAATAACATACCAGAATTTACCAGATGAATTGCGAAAAAAAGTTGTTTTTGTAATTCAGCATTGGGAAAAAGACTTCTACGATTATGATTGTGATTATCTAATTCTTCCAGACACCGAAGAGTATCACTATTCACATTACTATTGTTTTTCTAAAACTAAAAAATTCATTTATGAGTACGCTAAAAACATGAAGTATGCTTTAATAGATGATGATATAATCTTTCATAGGAGAAACACAAAATACTTTTCTTCAGTAAGTAATATGGAAAAGTCAAAGAGAAAATGCAATTCTGATGATATATTAGAAATGTTTGAGTTATACTCGAACTGGTTAGATGAAAATGATGTTACGGTCTGTGGATGCTCACATGTTGAAAACCCGCCATCTAAAAAAATGTTTTTGCAGAATACTTCTGTTAGTAGTGCTTTCTGGATAAACGGTAAAGATTTTAAGGATTCTTTAGAATCTTTTGATTTAACATCGGTTAGAGTTGCTCAAGATGTTTGCTTCCTTCTTCATCTTTTAACTAATGGATATGGAAATAGAGTTAGCAACGAGTTTGTTTTTCAAAATGTTAGTAATTCAAGAAAAACTATGACATCCACACAATGGGATTCTCAGACCGAAGAAAGAACATTGACAGATCATAAAATTATTGAGAATATGTTTCCAGATTTTTTTAAGATTGTTTATGATGAAAATGGAAGCAGAGTATCTGGCGGATACAGAAAAATGGGAAAGCTAAGAATTTCTTGGGGCAAAGCGTACAAAGAAAGAAGAAAAAGTTTTTTAGACCTTTAATTTTTGAACATATATTATGACTACAAATCCTAAATATCCAGTATACATAATTTCAAAGAATCGCTCATCTTCTATGTTTACTTCTAGAAGTTTATCTAGAATGAAAGTTCCTCACTATATCGTTATTGAACCTCAAGATTACGATAATTACAACAATGCATTAGATAAGTTTAATATTAGAGAGTATGTCACTCTGTTGGTTGCTCCGTTTTCTAATCATGGACAAGGATCTGGAAGAGCTAGAAATTGGTCTTGGGACCACTCAATATCTATAGGAGCAGAATCGCATTGGCTGATGGATGATAACATTTCAGATTTTTACAGACTTCACCAAAATCAACGTATAAGAGTTGAGAGTGGAGTAATGTTTAAGGCGTGTGAAGATTTTGTTGATAGATTTGAAAATGTTCCTGTATCTGGACTTCAGTACAGATTTTTTATTGCTCCAAATCAAAAGTATCCAGCATATGTTAAAAACACTAGAGTTTATTCTTGCTTGCTAATTAGAAATGATTGTCCACACAGATGGCGGGGTAAGTATAATGAAGATGTAATTCTTAGTTTAGATGTTTTAAGCTCTGGTTATTGCACAATTTTGTTTAATGCTTTTCTGCAAGGCAAATGTGCCACTCAAACAGTTAGTGGGGGAAACACTGATGAAATTTACAAGAAAGAGTTGGGAATAGATCCAGAAACTGGAGAAGCCATAGAGTCCGAGTCTCTAGTTAAAGAGTATAATAGTTCTGGCACTATTGCAAAATCAAAAATGCTTACTGATATATATCCAGATGTTTCAAGAGTTGTTTGGCGATATGGAAGATGGCACCATCATGTAGACTATAGTAAATTCAAAGACAATCAGCTAATTTTGAAGAAAGATGTTGTTCTTCCCGACGAGCCTAATAACTATGGATTGAAATTAATTAAAAAGTCTAATTAAATCAATAACATAAAAGTTACCTTTTTTACCAAAAAAACATTGACAAAATGTGTGTTATCCATGTATACTTATTATGTAATAAGTTGTTAGATATAACATTATGAATAAGGTGACAAATGACAAATACTAAAGCAAATAAAGAATCTTATCTGAATCATGTTAGAGAGACTTTTTCAGATTCTCCTATAAAGAGAAAAGACTTGAAAGCATTTAATGATAGACATGGATATAAGAATCTTAACTGGTTCTATAAAGATCCAGCTTATCAAGTTTCTCGTGGATACTACACTCCAAATGCAAAAGATGTCCTTTGCATTAATGCAAAAGACTCTAATACTTCAGAAGTATCAGAAGTATCAGAAGTATCAGAAGTATCAGAAGTATCAGAAGTATCTTTGCCTACGGAAAAAGACAATTTTGCTGATGATAAAATTGCACTACAGAATTTTTCTCATACCACAGAGCAGACATCTATGGTTCCTGATGTTGATTCTGGATTTGTATCTCATGGACACTTCTCACTACTACATAGTATAATAAAGTCTAAAAAGTTTTATCCAATATTTGTCACTGGTCTATCTGGTAATGGCAAAACTTTTTCGATAGAACAGGCTTGTGCTAAAAGTAAACGAGATTTGTACAGGGTAAACATAACTATTGAGACTGATGAGGACGATCTTCTTGGTGGATTTAGACTAGTCAATGGAACTACTAAATGGTTTGACGGTCCAGTAGTTAGAGCTATGAAAAGTGGTGGAGTTCTTCTTTTAGATGAAGTTGATCTAGGAAGTAATAAGCTACTATGTTTACAGCCAGTGCTAGAGGGTAAAGGAATTCTTCTCAAGAAAATAAATCAGTTTGTAAAGCCTAAAGATGGATTCACAATAGTAGCTACGGCTAATACTAAAGGTCAGGGATCCGAGAGTGGAAAGTTTATTGGAACTAACATTCTTAATGAGGCATTTCTTGAGAGATTTTGTGCTACTTTTGAACAAGAGTATCCCAGTGAAGCCGTAGAAACTAAGATATTAAAATCAATATTTTCATCTAATGATATGAAAGATGAATATATTGATGACTTTATTTTCAAGCTGGTGGCTTGGGCAAATGGTACTAGAAAAACTTATGATAGTGGAGGAATAAATGATCTAATAAGCACCAGGCGATTAGTTCATATTTCTAATGCGTATGCAATTCTAGGACATCCAGAGAAAGTAGATACTCAGAGTGATTCTGAATATAAAGTTTCTCTGTATAATGTTAGAAGTCAAGCTATTCAAATGTGTATAGCTAGATTCGATGATTACACTAAATCTTCTTTTATTGAGTTCTATGATGCTATAGACCAATATAAGACTGCTAGTGATGAGAATTCAATTTCTGAAACTGAACAGAGTTCTGTAGTTCCAGATGTTGTTTAAGTGTTGTTAATATTTTTCAAAAATAATTTGATATATTGTTGACAACATAATTTTGATATGATACATTTTAAGTATAAACTTTAATGTGTATCTTTTTATATAATAAAAGGTGAAAAACTATGACTAAGATGACTCAAAACCAAAAGCTAATTCGCAGACTTTCTAACGGAAAGAACCTAACAATTACTGAAGCGCAATCTCGCTACGGTGTTAAGAATCTTTCGGCTCGTGTTGCTGAGTTGCGAGAGTTTGGATTTGCTATCTACACTAACCGCTTTACTGCTAAAGGCGGAGTTAATCGTGGAAAGACTGTAACTGGATACAGGCTTAGTGTTGAGAAGACTCCTAACACTCTATTGAATGATGGCTATTGGTTCTCTAAGTAAATAGTAGTGTCCTGAAGCGTGGACAGATCTTGCGGTCTGTTCACGCATTTTTTTATCGCGGAGAATATATAATGAAACTAACGGATAGCGCATTAAAAATCTTGAAAAACTTTTCTGAAATAAACAATTCAATTTACATTCGAGCAAATTCTTCACTTGTTACAGTTGACCCACAGCTTAGAATAGTTGCTGATGCGGAACTTGAACAGCCATTCACTAGAGACTTTGCAATTTATAATCTCAGTGAATTTCTTGGCGTAAACTCAGCCCAGTCTGATTCGGATTTATCTCTTGAGGATGATAGAGTTGTATTTTCTACTGAACATTCTAAATCAACTCTAGATTATTTTTATTCTGATCCAACTAATGTTCAAGATGCTATGCCAACGAGAAAAAAGATCCCAACAATATTTACTGAAGAGAGCATCATTCAGAAGTTTACTTTGTCTGAAAGTGAGTTAAAGTCAATTAGACTAAATGCTTCTCTTTTGTCACTGACCCATATAAGTTTTGTTGGAAGTCAAGATAGTGTAAAAGTTGTTGTGCGAGATTTATCATCACGCTCAACACAAAATAAGTATACATTAAATCTTACTAGCACATCATCTGGAGAATATGAGCAGACAGTAAACATGCTTTTTGAAAATCTAAAAATCATTTCCGATTCTTATGATATTTCTCTTTCTCCCACAGTAGCACATTTTACTGGAAAAACTACTGGTGTACAATACTGGATTGTAATGGAGGCATAGATATGAGAAGCGGTAATTCAAGCATTGAGCTTCTAAAGAATCCTTTGGGATATGCAAAAAAAGCAATTTTGGTTATTGAGTCTCAGTTGGAAACTGCTATGACTAATAACAGAAAAGTTAAACTTAATAGCAGATTATCTCAGTGGAAGAAATTTGTTGAAATGATGGAGAGTGAGCAGAATGATAAAGAAGATAATCTCTAAGGTTCCCTTTTTAAATAAAGGTAAAAAAGAATTGGCAGAAGACCCATATTTTCTTCTAGGCCATATGGTAAAATACAACATATACTTGTTGTCTAAGTCCATTATATTTTCCGCCATAGGAAAATCTCTTAATAGAGAACTTTCTGAAGATGATATTTCACGCATAATTTCTTTAACCAATACTGCAATAGCAGAACTAGACTCTGCTAACAAACAGTAACTTTACTATACTTTGACCTAATTCCATTTTTGTGTCAAAGTATAGTAAAAATGTTTAATGAAAATGGGTGAAAATTATAATGAGCATAAGTGAAAATAGAAAGCACATCGTATGGATGGAAAAGTATCGTCCACACAAAGTTGATGAATGTATTCTTCCCAAGAAATTAAAAGATACTTTCTCTGGCATAGTCAAGACTGGAAAACTTCCTCATATGTTGTTATGCGGAACAGCAGGAATTGGAAAGACTACTATTGCTAAAGCTATATGCGAGGAGTTGGATTACTATAACATCATAATCAATGCTTCTGATGATAGAAATATTGATACTCTCAGAACTACAGTTAAGCAGTTTGCATCTGGATTGTCTTTCAACGGAAAGAGAAAGGTGATAATACTAGATGAGGCAGATTATCTTAATCCTCAAAGTTTTCAGCCAGCACTTCGTGGAGTTATGGAAGAATTCTCAGCGAATTGTTCTTTTATTCTTACTTGCAATTACAAAAACAAAATAATTGAGCCTTTGCAATCTAGGTGTTCGGTAAAAGAATTCAGAATATCAAAAGATGAAAAGCAAGAACTTATTGCACAGTGTTATAAGAGAGTTGTTTCAATCTTACAAGCCGAGAACGTAGAGTATGATGGAAAGGCACTAGCTTCAATAGTCGTAAAGTATTTTCCAGACTTTAGACGATTATTGAATGAGCTTCAATCATTTAGTCAGCAGTATGGAAAAATTGATGAAGGCATATTATCTTTTGCTGGAGATGTAAACATAACTAAACTGTATCGAGCATTAAAAGATAAGAAGTTTCAAGATGTGCGAGAGTGGGTGGTTGAAAATTTAGATAATGATCCATCTACTATTTACAGAAAGCTATATGACAATCTCAAGCCAAATTTGAAGCCAGCATCAATACCCAATGCTATTTTGATTATCGCTAAGTATATGAATACTATAGTTGCAGATAATGAAATAAATCTTATGGCTTGTCTGATAGAACTCGGATTGACTTCGGAGTTTAAGTGATGAGTGATGATAAGCTAAGTATATTTGATATTCTAAATGACATATCTCACAATAAGAAGTGCGTTCTGAATGAGTCTAATCACTCTCAGTATAACTCTTACATGATTAATCGCTGGCTATCAATGAACATTGAGACTATAATGTATGCTCAAGAGATGAATTGTAATTCTCATCTTCCCAAAGACATGCAGTATGACTATCACTTTTATGCAATAAAGAAGCAGAAGAGATTTTTTAAGTATATTAAACATCATAAACAAGACTTGATAGATCTTATCTCTGAGTATCATTCATGCAGTGAAAAGAAAGCTAAAGAAATGTTGAACTTATTTTCAGAAGATGATATTTCATATATGAAAGATAAGCTAAACAAGGGTGGCAAAAATGCAAAGCGATGATGAGAAGCATATTAATGAACTTAGACGGACCTTAAAGCAAATTGAGATTTTAATTGAGGATAATAACAGAAACATAAAAGATTGCATCTCTATAGTTAAAGATATTAATAACACTCTAAAAAAGAAGACTAAAAGAAAGTCAATTTTCAATTTGCTAAATATAAAGAGTAATTTTTAATGAAATGGATTTTCAGCAAATGAGTATTATTGATGAGCTTGTAGAGATTACTTTGCCTACAGCAGATGATTTTTTAAAAGTTAGAGAAACTCTTACTAGAATAGGTGTATCTTCAAAAAAAGATAATACTTTGTATCAGTCTTGTCATATTTTGCACAAGAGAGACAGAGATACAAAGGCTAGTAGGTATTACATAGTTCACTTTAAAGAACTTTTTAAGCTAGATGGCAAGCAAACTGATTTTACAGAAGATGATATTGCTAGACGAAATACTATAATTAATGTATTATCTGAGTGGAATTTGATAAATGTTGTAGATAAATCTAAGTGTGAGTCTCCTAGATGTCCCATATCTTTTATACAGATAGTCTCATATAAAGATAAAGTAAACTGGAACTTGCAAGCAAAATACAGCATAGGAAATTCGAGAAATCGGCGATAGTTTTTAATATTGTAATGTAAAATTGGTGTATATATTATGACAAATAAATTAAATGTGTATAAGTGCTTTCCCGAAGCTATTATTCCTCAGTATTCGACCGAATACTCTTCATGTTTTGACATTCATGCTTGTTTAGTCAAAGATAAAGAATTTGCTAAAGTAAAATCTTTTTTTCCTCAAGAGGCTCATGGAAATACTGAAATTTTTGATGAGCTTTCAGTTAGTGAAGATTTTGAGATTATATTGCCTGCAAATAGCAGAAGTTTGATTCCAACTGGACTAAAGTTTCAAATACCCATAAATTGTTCAGTCAGACTACATCCTCGCTCTGGACTTTCATTCAAGAATGGTCTTATGTTATCAAATTGTCAGGGTGTTATTGATGAAGATTATTTTGGAGAAGTTTTTGTTTCAATCTATAACGCATCTTGCATTGAGCAAAAAATAAAGCATGGAGATAGAATATGTCAAGCAGAGTTAATATCAGATTTGAGATGCTCAATAGAGGAGACTTATGATGAGCCTTCTCAGAAGAGTTCTAGAAATGGTGGCTTTGGTTCTACGGGGAAATAGTAAAATGAAAACAGGTAAAGAAGGAAAGAATCTAATAAAAAAGTATGAGGGATTTAGATCTCATGCATATGTCTGTCCTGCTGGAGTTAATACGATAGGCTTTGGAACGACTGTGATAAATGGAAAGCCAGTTCCAGAAGGCATGAAAATAACACTAGATGAAGCTAATGTTTTTTTAGATGCTGATCTATATGATTTTGAAAATGGAATCAATTCTCTAGTGAAAGTTGATTTGAATCAAAATCAATTTGATGCTTTAGTATGTTTTGTATACAATATTGGATTGGGAGCATTTAAAAAATCGACACTTCTACGAAAACTGAATGGCGAAGATTTTGATGGAGCATCAAAGGAATTTTTGCGATGGAACAAAGCTGGCGGAAAAGTTTTGCCTGGTCTAGTTAGACGAAGAGAATCTGAAATGAATTTGTTTCTAAAGGAAGTATAAAGTGATAAAAATATATAGAATGATAAATGGCGAGGAGATTTTGGGAAAAGTGGTATCCGAAGCCAATGAGCAAATAGTTATTGAAAATCCAGTTTCTCTTCAGCAAGCACCTGGAAGAAGTGACTCTGAAAGACCAACTGTATTTTTCGTTCCTTACGCCCCCTTTTCTAATGATAAGGAAGTGACATTTAATAAAGTTCATGTTTCCAGTGAATATGAGCCTATAGTCGATATTGTAAACAAGTATAACTCAATATTTGGAAGTGGAATTGTATTAGCTAAAAGTTCAGATATAGTTTGACATAATAAGATTTATTCTGTATTATATTAGCTATGAGCAAACAATACACAAACTTCTTTCTTATCCGCGATCACATATTTTACAGAGGAACTGAGAATGGCGAGAGAGTCTTACATAAGATTCCCTACTCGCCTTCTTTGTTTGTTGACTCTAAAGTTCCCACTAAGTGGAAAACTCTAGATGGAAAAAATGTTGATAAGATAACATTCTCTACTGTGAGCGAAGCTAGAGACTTTATTAGAAGATACGACAGCGTTGATAATTTTACATATTATGGAAATGTAAAGTTTCATTATGCGTTCATATCTGATAATTTCAAAGATCTAATTGATTACGATATTAGAGACATCGTAGTGGCAAACATAGATATTGAAGTTGCATCTGAAGTTGGTTTCGCAAAGCCTGACAATCCTTTTGAAGAAGTTATTGCCATAACCATAGATGTAAACGGAACATATCTATCTTTTGGTTGTGGAGATTTCGTTACTGATAATCCATCTGTTAAGTATATCAAGTGTGAGAATGAAGCGGGACTTTTGCGAAAATTCTTAGAGCATTGGAGTCATATATCTCCAGACATCATAACTGGATGGAACATACAGTTTTATGATATTCCATATTTGTATAATAGAATCGAAAGAGTTCTTGGTGAGAGTGAAGCCAAGAAATTATCGCCATGGAAGATAGCAAGCAAAAAAGATGTCTACTATTTAAACAAAACACAAGAGCAAATAGAACTTGCTGGAATATCTGTTCTTGATTACATGGATCTCTATATTCGCTATCAGCCAAAGAAAGAGAGTAACAAGTTAAATTATATATCTTATGTTGAGCTTGGCGAAAAGAAGATCTCTTATGAAGAGTATGGAAACTTGCACAATCTATACAAAAATAATTTTCAACTTTTTATGGAATATAACATCAAAGATGTTGAGCTTGTTTCCAGACTTGAGAAGAAGTTAAAACTAATAGAAATGGTAATTGCTCTAGCATACGATGCTAAAGTGAACTTTACTGATGTTTTTGCACAAGTGCGACTTTGGGACACTATTATATTTAATGATTTGCGAAAAAAGAATATTGTTGTTCCTAAAATGACTAAAGGCGAGAAGAGTACAGAATATGCTGGAGCATATGTTAAAGATGTCGAAGCATGTTCAAAGAACTGGGTAGTATCTTTTGATTTGAATAGTCTGTATCCCAACATTATAGCACAATGGAACATATCTCCAGAATGTTTGCTTCCAGATATGTACTCATCAACAAGAGTTGAGTCTCTGTTGAGTGAAAGTGTAGATACAAAGAGATTTTCTGATTCTAATGTAAGCTATGCCGCAAATGGACAATGTTTCTCTAATGAAAAGATTGGTTTTCTTCCAGACATTCTCATGAGAATGTATGAAGATAGAAAGATGTATAAGAACAAAATGATAGCGGCTAAAAAAGAGCTAGAGAGAGTAAAAGAAGAATTGCATAAGCGTGGATTGTAAATAAACCCTAAACTATAGGAATATTATATGAAGAAAGCATTAACATTTGATGATGTTGCCTTGGTGCCCCAATTTAACAATGTTCCCTCAAGAACAGAGCCTTCTCTGTCAACTTGGCTTACAGCAAAAACAAAAATTAAAATTCCTATTATTGCCGCTAACATGGATACTGTTATTGGAAGAGATCTGGCAAATATATTACTGAACAACGGAACATTTCCGATCTTTCACAGATTTGCAAAACAAGATGAATTAATTTCAATAGCAGAAGAATTCAATGAATACTGTTATATGTCCATTGGCATGAATGAACAAGAAAGTCTTTTAGAGCATTATAGCAAGTCTGGCGTTCGTGGTGTGTGTATTGATATTGCACACGGTCATGATAGTAGAATGTTAGATCTTGTTAGACATTTGAAATCAAAATATAAGTTTGAAATTATTGCTGGTAATGTTTGTACCGCTGGAGGATATATTGATTTGGTAAATGCTGGTGCTGATGCAGTTAAAGTTGGAATCGGTCCTGGAGCCGCTTGCACAACTAGAATGGTTACTGGCTTTGGCGTTCCTCAATTTACTGCAATAGAAAACTGCGCTTATGAAGCAAAAAAATATGGAGTGCCTATTATCGCTGATGGTGGTATTAGAGGTTCCGCTGATATTGCAAAAGCTCTCGCCGCAGGGGCAACTACTGTTATGATGGGAAAGATATTCGCCTTAACTGTAGAGAGTGCGGCCGAAAAGAAAGGTTCTGAACTATCTGCTGAGCCTTTCTTGGCAAAATATCGTGGACAAGCATCAAAAGATTTTCAAGAAGATTTTAAGGGCGGTTTAAAAGAAGGAACCGTAGCTGAAGGTGAGGCCTTTTGGGCTCCAGTTACAGGTTCGGCACAAAAAGTTATTGATGAACTTACTGGTGGATTACGATCTGCATTTACATATGCTGGCGCAAGGCATGTTGATGAATTTCAAAGAAAGGTCCAATATGTGGAAGTTTCAAATACA